TCACGAGCCAATTTTCCAAGAGGACTTGGCGACGTTTCTCTCTCAAGAATTTTTGTTAGAGAGTGGGCGTCTGACCGCAACCCACAACACTGTCGAAATCGTTTCGGAGTGGGAATCACTGTGATTCACTATCACGGCACACCAATGACGCCAAAAGAGATGTTGTACCGCATGGCTGGGAAACATTTGTGTGTGAGTTTTGCCAACGCATATCAGGCAAAAACTTGCATGGAAATCGGACAATCAGTCATGTGGGACAACGGTGCATTCACAACCTACACGCAAGGCAAACATCTTGACCGCACCAAACTTTATCATTGGCTCGAGAATAAAATAGCACACCCACATTGGGCTGTGATTCCAGATGTCATTGGTGGAGATGAAGAACAGCAGAGAAATTTGCTTTCGGAATGGCCGTTTGGACCGGAGTTTGGAGCGCCTGTCTGGCACATGGATATGTCTTTTGACTATCTGATGTATCTCACAGATCACTACTCCAAGATATGTTTTGGCTCCAGCGGTGAATATTGGAATGTTGGATCAGATGCTTGGTGCGCTAGGGCAGACGCAGCGTTCAACAAACTAGCACAGAAACATCAAAGAATGCCTTGGATACATATGCTCAGAGGCTTGTCTCTAGCCGGTGAACGTTGGCCTTTTGCGAGTGCTGACAGTGTAAATGTATCACGCAACTTCAAAGATTACGGTCGATGCCCAGAGCACATGGCGAGAAAAATTGATGGCGTCCAAACACCATTGTTTTGGGAGCCACACCCTGTACAACAGTCAATGTTTGGGAGAGAAATATGACAGACCTAAAACCAACAATGGCCCTAGTCGCTGAGTTGAACGACACTCATGGCGTGAGACAAAAGGGCGGCAAGAAGTACACCTAGGTGGTGCATCGGATGGAAGCGTTTCGTCAGGTGCATGGCACTGACTTTGGCGTAGACACACACATACTGGTAGACGACGGCCAGCGTGTTGTCGTCAAGGCCACAATACACAACATGGATGGCACGATTGTCGGCAGCGGCATGGCAGAGGAAATCAGAGGACAGGGCAACGTCAACAAGACATCAGCCTTAGAAAACTGTGAGACATCTGCCATTGGGCGTGCCTTGGCATCCCTTGGCCTTGCTGGTGGTGAGTATGCGTCCGTTGATGAGATAGATGCAGCACACAGAAAGCATGACACCATCAACGAAAACATCATTGAGCTACAGCGGCAAGCTGAAGTCTTCCTGCCAGAGTTCGATCAGAAGGGCTTCAACGATTGGATGAACAGTGAGTTCACCAAAAAGTGGATGCAGGTCGCTGGGCGCGAACACCCAGACATCTATCAAGAAATCAAAACCGCATGCCAAGATAAGAACAAGGAGTTCAAAAAGAATGGCTAGACGCTATGAAACCATCACTTACATCAAGCTTTTTGCAAACACTGATGCTAAAGCAAAGGCACAGTATAGCAACGGCAACTGGCAACCTTATTCGTTTGAGTCGAAAGCTCCTGCTGACATCATGTTCAGAGAGGGCCAGCGCCACCAAGTGTCGATGTTCGTCAACGAGGACAATACTATCTCTATTCGTATCTCAAGAGTTACCGAATACGAGGGTGAGGACAGTATCGCTGACGGCATATCACAAAGGGCCATGAAGCCTATCGGCAACGTCATCAGTGCCAAGCACGCTGCGCCACAAACCAAAGGAGAGGACGATGACCCAGATATCCCCTTCTAGCGCCATTCTAAGCCCCCGTGAGGCGGCTCTGATACTATTCGGTACTGACAAGCGCTCCAAGGTGCAACACCTGCGTAGCCTGCTTCAAAAGGGCGTTATCAAGGGATACCAGTTTCAGGGCAGGTGGTACATCACTGCAACAGAGATAGAGAGGATCACAGATGGTGGGGCCGACCTTTCTGATTATACCGCGTAACGATGGGGTCACGGTCAGCATTGACGGAGTTCTTAGAACCAAAGAGATGAACGCCACACAAATGCTGAACCTCGCGTTGCAATGTCTCAACGCCGGATTGGAGATGAAGAGAAATGAAGAAGCGCAGCAAACAGAAGACACGGAGGAGGAGCCTTCCATTTAACTGCGCCCGATGTCAGAAGGCTTGTGACTATACCCATGATGATTGGGTGTCACTTGCCTCTGGCGAGGATATCTGCTGGGCGTGCTACACCAGCAAGACTAAGTAATCACATCCTACGCTTTGGCTTTTTGCCAGCCTTCTTCATCGCTATAGCTGTAGCTGCTTGCTTCTTGGCCTTGGCACTCTTCTTCTTCATGCCGCCGCCTGGTTTCATCTTTCCATAGTGTCCTGGCATTATGCTTTTCCCTTCTTGGCTTTGTTGCGTTTGGATATTGCTGCCGCCTTCTTCCTAGCGTCAGCCTTGCTGCTTGCACCCCATGCCCTGAGAGAAAGCAGAAGCCTGGTAGGTTTGCCCTTCGCATCTCGTTCTGGCCCCTTTGCATTGCCCATGCGTGCTAGAAAACTAGCCCTGCGTGGGTTGTCCCCACTCTTTACAGGGCGCTTCAAGTTTGCACCTGTGGTTCTTTTGAAAAAGTCCCTGCCCTTCTGGTTTAAGCCACCTTTGGGATTTTGAAACCTTTTAGCTACCATCTGCGACTGCCCGAATCCTATCACTGATGCGCAAAGCACGATGCGGGGTTTGTTCTTTTGCCCAGCGACTATCGAGTATTTCGTCAGCCAAGGCTGACCAGTTGCCTTCGTTTGCAAACGCAACAGACTTTTTGAATTTGCTGAGAGTAGGCCGACCAAGCTGGAACGCCATGTTTGCCAAGCAAAGCTGTATCTCTTCTGGCATATCGTCAAAGTCCTTGAAGATTATGCGGCAATCATCAATCGTAACGTCTATATCACTATCAAACGCTTCATTGATTCGGTCGTCACTGACCTCTGTGCCAACCGGCAGGGGCCATTCAGGATCATCCAGGGTCACAAGGTGTCCGATCCCCAAAGTTTTGTGCCCAAGAGAGCATAAATACAGAGAGTTTACGCGTCCCTCGTCGCTGGCAATCTGTTCGCGTAGCACTTCTAAATTCATGCCCTTGCTTTCTTCTTTTTGCCCTTGCGCAGCTTGGCAAAGTCAGCGCCAGTGATCTTGTTGCGTGGCGCAGCAACCTGTGCAAGTTTCTTTTGCTTGGGAGACAGTTTCTTACCAGGCATCATGTTCTCCTTTTACGCTTTGGCTTTTTCAACAAAGACTCAAGCATCTTGGCTTGTCCTGCGTGTGCCTTCGATGCACCGCGCAGCTTCTTGGCAACGGTCTTCACCTTTGCCTTTGTGGCTTTCTTCATCATGCTTTCTTGCCTTTCTTTTTACGCAGCAAGTCGGCGTCTGCCTTTCTCGCCCCGCCCTTGCCCGTGGCAAACGAACGAACACGACCGGCCGCCCACTGATGCGCAGAAACCTTGGGTCTACTGCCCTGGGAATAGTATGCACCCAAACCCCTGGAGTACACCTTACTGAGAGTTGACTTGGATATGCCAGAAGACTTGGAATATTTGGCGATGACGGCTGCTTTGCTCATCCGCGACTCCTCTCCCTGCTAATGCGATCCATCATAGCTTTGGTGAGTTTGCCTTGTTTGTAAAGACGCCGCGTGCGCTTGATTTCTTCTTCGCGCTTCTTAGGATTTTTGGCACCGCGCACATATTTTTTTGGCACACCGCCCTTTGTCTTGGGAACTTTTGGAAACTTGCGCTTCATTTTTTCAGCCCCTTGATCCCTCTCAAACCAAATGACGCAGCGATACTAGCATACATGGCCCACTGGAACCAATCAGGGGTGGATTCCAACACGGCAAAGCCCTGATTGACATACGGCTGCATGGGCGGGATGAAGCACATGCCTATGATTACTATGAACAAAATCGTCCAGGCTTCATCCTTCCAGCTATCCTTGCTGGCTTCAGCCATGATCTTTTCCCAGCCAGCTTCATGTGTGGCGGCAACTTTCATCACCTCTGCTTCAGCCTCTGCTTTGGCAACCTTGACCCTAGACTGTGCAGCCTTCTCCTCTGCCTTGCCTTTGAGCCAGCCACCAGCAAGCTCTGTGATAGCCGGTATCAGTGCTTGTAACATCAGTGCTTCTCCGAGTTCAGCCAGACTGCCAGACTACCTGTCATGGCACCTGTAACCACTGATATCAGCGCACTTTGTTGCGTAGACAAATCCGGTTGCGACAGCGCCCATTCAATACAGCGCACATAAACACCTGTCATTATCAGCATCATAAAACGCGGTAAAATGCGTAACTCCAGCATCTTCCTTGCTACATCTTCTACCGTCATCACTGGCTCTCCTTGATGGCCTCTAATACATCATACACATTGGGTGGCGGCGGCTGATCTGGGTTCCACTGACACAAATACTCACGCGGCTTCCACTCGCCATACTCAAAGAACAGCGTTTCCTGTGTATTGTGCGCACCCCTGAACACGCAAGCCTCTTGCGTTTTGTTGATCTTCATACATTTCACAAGCCTACACACAGTCATGTCATTCGCCCAAT